AGAAGGTTGTGCAGACGCAGAACACGCTGAACAGTCTGATGAAAGAGGATCTTGGTCGCGCTGCGGACTTCGCCGAGAAGAACGCCGACAAGCTCATGCTCTACAAGGCTGTCAACAGCACGCTCAAAGAGATCGAGCGGACCCGTGCCTATCGCAACTGGCTGAGTAGCTCTGACGCCGCGCAATCCCTGACCCAGAAAGAACGGGCGCAGCAGATGGAAGATATCAAGCGCTACGAGCAGCAGATGTTCGAGTGGACCCGGGACGTGCGCAACTACTTAAAGCTCTAACGTAGCCGCCAGATTCGGATGCCGTAATAGCCGTACTCACAGCGGTTGTGCGCAACGAACTGGCAACCAAAGTAGTTGTTGGCCCGGGCAAGCTGGCTCTTGATCTCTGCCGCATCAGCGGTCGTCTTCAGGAACACAGAGCTGCCCGGGGGCATTGCCTCCCACGGGATGTAGTAATTTATCCCGTAGATATAGATGAACCGCAGCTCATCCGGCAGGGGGGTTATCGCCCTCGCTGGGACTAACGGTCTTGAAAGCATCAGCATCAATTCCTAACGTCGACGCTACAAACTGGTAGCAGCGCACTGCGGACGCATCCAACCCTTCAAGCGCGCCTGCCGCGATACGCTTCATGCAGGAGGACGCTGAAGTAGCGTAGCCTAGATGCGCAAGCTCGCTCAAGGATGCCCGCACATCGATCTGCCGTGCGGTCAGGTATTCCTTGAACGGCCCCACCGGGATCCACACGAAGCCAGTGTCTGGCTCGAATCGGAACCGCAGTGGGCCACGCGGTAGGAAGCGCGCGATCGGCGCGTTGGTGCCCACACGGTTGCCGTTCACAACCAGAGCGTTGTGCAGGTTCTCCCCGATGAATGAACTCAGCGCCTCCACCGCGATGCCCTTCGAGTCGGCTGCGGGCTGCAGCACGTCGATCTGGATGTTGTTCAGCGTGTTGACCAGATACGTGATGACGGGGTCGACCGGGATGTTGTGCAGAGCGATCTCTCTCGTGATGTGCCCCGCTGCAATAGCGCATGCGCCGATGATCGAGTAGTAGCGGTCCTGCTGCTGGTTGTTGAGGAGTCGATCGAGCTGAGACTGAACGCCTAGCGTAAAGGTGCGCAGCCTGTCCTTGTTGGCAAGAACGTAGTTGACGAAGAGCGGGCCCGCCAGTCCGTAGTTGTGTTGCAGCTTGCCGAACACCGCATCGGATTCAGCCTTGGTGATGTTGAGCGGACGTGTGATGCGCAGTTCGATTAACCGACGCAGTTCGCCATCGGCGGTGGCCTTATGTGATGACAGTTTGTCGTAGAGCGAGGAGTTGCTCGAGGTGATGAGGAACGTGCTCCATGACGTCTTGTTGACCCGGAGCTTGTTGACCTGCGCCTCCATACGGTTGCGCCCACGGCCCTGCGGAATGTCGTAGATCAGGTCCGATAACTGCTCATCGGTTAGGTTGGTCACCTCGTCCATCGTGGCAGGGATCGTGTTCAGCATGCCCAGCCATTGCATCTTCGATGCGATCGTGTCGTTCTTCCGCATGAGGAGTGCGTTGGGGTGTCCGAAGATGCTATTGACGACCATCTGTGCTGTCGTTTTACCAGTGCCGGATCGGTTAGACATTAGGTTAACCGTAGCACCCTGCACCTCGAGGCCGCCTACCAGCTTGAGTAGGACCGCGCCAAATCCGAAGAACACCGCAAGCGCATGGGCCTCCATGCCCGGCTGCGCATAGAAGTCAACGACCGACCGCCAGTTCTCAAGCGACCCCTTACTGGTTAGGTACGGCGCGATGCTGCGCGTAGCGAGTGATGCGGGTGTGAACTTGGGCCCGTGCAGTGTGTACTCGGTCTCGCCCACTACGAACCCATCGAGGTCCGCCGTCCACCCCATCTGGTTGTGCATGCGCGTAGCGGGGCTCTTGCGCTGCAAGTCTCGGATCGTTGATGCAAAGTACGCCATGATGTCTTCCAACTGTTTATTGAGCGCAACCACACCGTGTTTGACGAGAAGCTCGCGAGCCTTCTCTTTCGATAGCAGTGTGGTGATAGGCACCGTCAGGCGACGGACGCCGTCCTGCGGGCTCGTGATGCAAATACTGACCAGCTCGCCGTCACCATCGCCGTTCTCGTCTGAGTCGTAGTACCGTGCAGTGGCATACAGATCGTATGCGTACACCTTGACCTCGGTCGGGTTGTTGTCCTTGTCCTTCTCTTTGCGATACACGCCGCCCGTAGCGGGACGGAAGTACGGGAACGGATACGCAGGGATCTGCGGTACAGGTGCTGTGTGGACAACCGTTACGCCCTCCTCAACAGGAGCGGCTTCAATCTTGCGCCCAAGTTGTATCGGGCTTGTTACTGAGTGCGGGCAGCCTTCGCAGTGTTGCGGGTAGTTCTGGCGGTACCATGCACAGGTCATCGGTCCTCGGGTATTCTCCGCTTTTTGCAGAGTTAACTCCGAGGTATATTCGGGATGTGGTGAGGAAAGCTTGTGTATCGCGGTTTCTGCGTCTGTGCAGCGCCACGCGATCGAAAGCGCCGCGCGCCAAAGCGGCTCCTCCAGCGTCTCTGCGTTCATCAGCGCGTGTGCGATCTGTCGACACCCAGCATCCCCCTTCAAACTACGTGAAGCCAATCGTGCAAACGAGGTCGGGGGGAAGTCCCCTCCGGCCATCTTGCGCGTCATCTCATCCAGCCCGTACTCGCGGGCCGCGCGCAAATCCATCGTGACGGCGGGACCTTCGTCCAGCCCTTTGACCACATCCTCAATGTCGTACCGCTGCATCTCCGTCATCAACATGACAGGCGATGGCGGGCTCGACTTGAAGTTCTTCGTATCCGGCATCCGCAACACGCGCGCAGCATCGGTCGGCACTGCGATGTCGATGGCGAACTTGTCGTTGATGCAGGTTTGCTTCAGGCGCAGCCCGTAGTTCCGCCAGTCGGCGGCGGACAAAGGCGCCTTCAACGGCCAGTACACGTGCAGGCCGCGCCCGGAATCCACCAGAATAGGCTCTGGTAAACCTCGACGGTCGACGAACTCCCGCAGTGCTTGGCTGCCCGCTATTTTATCGGGATAGGGCTTGTTATACCCACAGTCGATATCAAGAAATAGCGCTTGGAGTTCTACTGCATTGGTTGCTTTCCGCCCATCCTCCGGCTTCTCGAAGGTAGCCAGCGCAAAGTAGGCATTTAGCCCCTCCGCACTTAACTCCTCCCCCCTCTGAAGTAGTTCACTGAACGTTGTATGGAAACTATGCACCACACGCTTGTTGATGATGCCGACAGCGCAGTAGTTCCCAGTGGGCGGTAGTACCGCCTCGTAGAATTGTGTAGTCACATTGCCCCACGCGGTTGAGCACACGGTAAAAACCCGGGGCAGCGGGCCGTGGTCCGCTGCGTCAGAGAAGCCTCTCTAGCCCCGGGGGGACAACTATACTGCCGAGCGCCGCCGGTCTTCAAGCAACTGCTCGATCCGCGTCACGTACTCTTGGCGCGGGGTGAACCGCCCCGCGAACCAGTGGTACACCGTCATACGTGACACGTTGAGAGCAGTAGCTATCTCGCGCACCGGGATGTCATTCTCGATGCACATACGACCTAGCTGCACGCCGATCGACTGTTGATCAGCGCCCTCGATCAGCTTGACGAGGTTGTGGGAATACCCTCGTGATTTATTCATCGCCATCGTCAGAGCTCCATGCGGAGAGCACCGAGTTCAGGTCTTTAGGCGGCGCAGGCGGAGCGTCTTTCTTGCTCTCTCGCTTGGTCGGCTCAGACATGTGCGCGGTGGCTTCAGGTGTAAAGGTGTTGGGCAGGGCGGCTGCCGGGGCGGCAGCGCGTTTGGTGGGCGAGGCGAACTTCGTCTCGATAGCCTGCATGGCATCGGGGGTCGATCCCTGCTGCAGCGACAGCTCCCACTCATCCCGGGTAAGCGGGCGCACAGAGCGGAAGGTCAGCACCGGCACGGACTGCGACGTATCGAAGCGAGCCTCGGTCACAACGCCCTTCATAGGCACGCCGTGGCCCGCAAGGAACCGTGCGTACGCTTGGAACGGCATCTTCTCACCGACAGGCTTGCCAAAGATCGACTTGGCCGGGAGCTGCAAGCGGTAGACGTTGCCACCGATATCGCCCTCGAGCGCGACAGCAATGCGCTGGAAGTAGCGGCAGGCGCGCGACGTACCATCGCCCGACCCCTCAACGTTCTGCGGGCAGGTCGCACAGGCTGAGCTTTGCGGGTTCACAGCCGTGGGATCCGGGGCCTTGCCATCTGCCGAGAAGCAAGCTGGGGCCGAGGCTTCGCCCTTGACGTACTTGCCAGCATAGAAAACCCGCGACACGTTTGGCGAGCCGTTGACCACCACGAAGTTCATGGCACGGTCTTCGTTCTTGGCGATCTCCTCGCCGCCCACAATCATGCGCCAGACACCGCCCTCGATGCTGATCGATTTGCCGCCGGGGTTGCCGGCCATCTTGCGCGTGAAGTCGTCTTCATCGGCACGAATGTAGTCAGGGATAGCGACACCGGCTTGCTTGAACAGAGTGATTTCAGACATGGAAGTATTTCCTTAGGTTACTTGCTGGCCCGACGGACCGTGATGGCATAACGAGCGTCCGCGTTCAAACCCTCAGGCAGGGTGCCCGGGTTCTCCTGCAAGAACTGCTTCATATTGCCTTGGTGCACTCGCTGCTCCAGAAGCTGGACAGCGTCGTGTTCTTTGATGAAGCGGTACATGGAGTCCCAATCATTGGTCCAGTATCGCGTCTTGACGCTGCGGCTGAACGTGCCGTGCGTCGTGCGTCCGCCGTCTTGCCCGGTCGACTTGCAGATCTCGAGCAGAGCTTGCTCAATCAGCTCCATCTGCTCCTTGATCTCGTTGACCTTGGCATCGTACTCGCGCGTGATGGCGTCTTTTGCGTCGCGCATCTTGATGTATG